GCTTTTGGTGATAAAGATGAAATTGTTAAATTAATATCCAAGGATGGTGTCAGATTTGATTCATCAAATTCTTTTATAAGATGGAATGATGATTTATTTAAACGACAATTATTAGTGGGAACATCAGATACAGTATCATTTATATTACCAGAAACATGGGATGAAACATATAACACAAGAAGAGGTAAATCTCCCAACAGGACACAGGAATTTTTAAATAATACTTATCTTGATCCATTAGGTGAAAGTTATGATTTAAATGATCCAGAAGGTGTCACTTATGAAGGAACTGAAGCTATTGGAACAGATGAATTTGAAAGTAGTTTAACGAATACAAAATTAGATAAAGAAACAAACAGAATGCCGTTAAGGGAGTTATTTATTTCTGTTAATTTAATAAAAAGAGCTTTTGAAGAAACAAATGATGTTGGTTCTTTATTGAAACGTATATTAGATACTGTAAATGATGATTCTTCAAATGTTTTTAAATTATCAATGTATAGTGGAACTAAAGACGCACAGTTGTCTATAATAGATTCAAATAAATTAGATGTTGATGATGATATATTCAAGAAATTATTTGTATTTAAACCAAATTCAAAAAATTCCATTGTTAAAAATTTTGATTTTTCATTATCAACACCACAAGGCAATATAGGAAATATGATAGCAATAAGTGGGAGAAGTCCAGGAACATCTATTTTTCCAGTAACTGATTTTATTGATAGAATGTTGGCGATGGAAGTGATTGAACAGAAAGTAAATAAAAGTGAGGATGATGAGAGCGAAAGCATAATCGGTGTTAGATATTTTCCAGAAATTGGTGATAATGCAGATAAATTTGAATATCAATCAAGTTTAGAACCTGGTTTGGATTTGGATTTTGTAAGTGATGATTTGAAAGTGTTTGGTGATGTAATGGTTACTAATGAAGCTATTAATACAATTAACATTAATTCAGCTGAAACATTTAGAGATCTTGACGGATATGAAACAGAACCAGATTATAAAGAAACCGAAAATGAAGAAAAAGATAATTCAGAAAAACAAGCAGCTGATGATAAAGCTAACGGATTAGATGTAGTTTCATCATTGAAAGAATATTTTGACAGACATGCAAAAAGAAATTCTATGCAAATATTACCAACAATTTTACCAATAAAAGTTTCTTTATCCATACATGGAATATCATCATTAATACCTGGTGATTTATTTAGAATTGATTATTTACCACAAAAATATCGTGAGTATGTTTATTTCCAAATAACTAAAGTTAGTCATGATATATCATCTTCAACTTGGACTACCACATTAGAAACTGTAATGAGACTGAATCCATTGGAAAAAGAAAAATCTCCTGATATCTATAAATTAGATGAGGAAATTGTATTGGATAAAAGAATATTGAGAAATGGTCCAACCAAATGTAATGCTATATTAAATGATTGGGGCGGAGGCGATTGGAAATATGGTGGTGGAGGATTTAATGTTATTAGACGTTTAAGGTTAGATGAAGCTTCTTTTCGTGGTAGTTATAATTACATTAAATATGTTTTTAATTTTGTGGCGGAAAAGAATTTTACAATTAATCGGTTTCCTGTAGACTGGAATAATGGCGGTGGTTATGGACATAAAACAGCAGCAGGACCAATACCATATAATCTTATATATACAAGTAAAGAAAATAAAAACTATTGGGGAATACAATTAGTAAAAGATGAAATTTATAGACTTATAATTAATCGGAAAGGAACTTGGATTATAACTGAAATGACACATAATATAAATGAGTTTGATCACAATGTGGATCATAAATATTGTAAAAAAAATGATTCAGGCCTGCGAGATTGTGGTCCAGCCTCATCGGCAAATATTTTTAATGAAGAATGTAATGTATGTTATGAATGCGGTAAAGGTTTTGCTATTTGTAAAAAAGATGACTGTAATACAAACTGGTGTGATTTTGTTGATAACTGGGGGCTCATCCCAAATACTTGTAAACCAAGAAATGACGTTTGTTACTCTAATACCATCGGTGTTACTACTGGTGAGGCGGGTGGTGGTGCTGGTGGCGGTGCTGGTTAAATAAAAAAACACTTGTTTTTAACATAAAAAAGGTTGTATATTAAACTATGAGTTATATTGCAATACCGACATTTTCAGATCCATATTTACATCCACTACATAAGGATAATGGGTTATCTTTATTATATTTACGAAAGTGGGGTGATAGAGAAGGTAGAATGATATGTATAAATCATCCTGATTGTGGTGAAAGTGAAAGTATAGATGAGATAAAAAATGACCATACAAATCTTTATATAACACCAGATAAGAAGAAGCTCACACATATATTTCCAAATACAAGATTAATTGATGTAAATTATTTATCTTGGAAAGATACAAATTTACCAGTAGATTTAGAGAATATAAGATTAAATGCATATGATTTTTTTCATAGTAAGTATTACAATGTAAAAGATCTCAACGAAATCATACCATTTTCGAAACATAAAGAGTATTGTGATAAGGTATTTGATAAGATGGTGGAATCCTTTGTTAGAGTTTATGAAAGTGAATATCATTTGGATGTAACAGAAGCATTTTCTTCAATAGAGAAAAATGGTATAAAAGTATCAGATGATGTGTGTGATATATTTGATATGAGAGTAAAGAAGCATATATCAGATGGAAAACTATATTCACAATACAATTTATGGACATCAACAGGGAGACCATCAAATTCATTTGGTTCAGTTAACTTTTCTGCATTGACAAAAGAACAGAGAAGGGCGTTCATACCAGAGAATGACATATTAGTGGAATATGATTATGATGCATATCATTTACGGCTTATTGGTGATTTAGTTGAATATCAATTTGGTAAGGATTCAGTTCATCAACATCTTGCTGAGAGATATGGTTGTTCATATGAGGATTCCAAGCAGATATCATTCAGACAATTATATGGTGGTATTGATAAAGAGGTGCGTGAGAACATTGAATTTTTTGGATTAACTTATGATAAAATAAATACATATTGGGAATATTTTAATGATAATAAATACATAGAAACTGATATTTATAATAGAAAACTATTTATGGATAATTATATAGATATGAACAAGAATAAGTTATTTAATTATTTGATTCAGGCGTATGAAACGGAATCTAATATTAAAACGATTATTGAAGTTCAAAGATATTTATTAGAGAAAGAAACTAAATTGATATTATATGGTTATGATAGTTTTCTTTTTGATGTATCAAACAATGATGGAGTGAAAGTATTGAAAGATATAAAAAACATATTGGAACGGAATGGTCATTCTGTTAAATCAAAAGCCGGATTAAATTATGGTGATGTTACAGATATTACGGAGAGGTTACAATGAATAAATTAATAAATAAAATATTAACAGAATGGGCATATAAAGTAAATGACGGGATGCCTGATGTAAATAATTCATTGCACATGGTTCAACTTGAACGTAGTTTAAATGATTTAGAATTTCCAGAAGAATTTATTGTTGAGTTTATGCAGAATTTGAGAGAAGTTGATACTGATAGAAAAAAATTGATGAAAAAAATCATTAAATATAAAGATAAAGAAGGTAATGAAAAAGAAGCTACAGTTGGTGGTATTATAAAACAAGGTGAAGATCATCCAGGTTATAAGAAAGCTAAATCAATGGTTGATGAACCTAAAAAAGAAAAACCAAAAGAACCACGTGATAAAGAAGCTACCAAAGATTTCTTTAAATCAACATATGAAAAAGACGCTGAAAAAGAAAAAGATGATAAAAAAGATGATACTAAAGAAAAGAAGTCTGGGAATAAAGGTGAATTGACAAAAGTTGAAGGTGAAGATTCAGAAATAAAACAAAAAGCTTTGGATAATGGATATAAAAAGGGAACGGAATGGACAGCTCCTGGTGGTCCTGGTTCTATGTTCAATGAAATTATGTCGGGTGAAGGTGTTCATATATTAGACGAAAATCCTGATATGACAGAAGAAGAATTAGCTAGACAGATGTTTGAACAATCAAAAGATACAGCGTTAGGTCAACAACAAGCTAAATCTTCAATACCTGTAGATCAAATACCAGATGATTTAAAAGAAAATTTAAAGAAGGCTAAAGAAAGTGGTGATAAAAAAGCTATAAAGAAAGCTGAACAAGATATCGCTGTATATTCTAAATGTATAATTACTGCTAGAGCTGCTAAACAAAAGAAAATAAGAAAAGATGAAGGTGTAGTTGAATGTCAGAAACAAGGTAAATTTGGTGAACCACAAAAAACAATGAATTACTTTGGTTCATCTGAATCCATAAAAAAACAAGAAGAAGCAGTTGATGCTGCAGTTAAAAAGGGTGGAAAAATATTACTAGAGGATGGAACAGAAGTAGATTCTGAAGATATGAAGGATTTTATACGAGCTGGTGGTGGAGGTGCTAACCCATCTGATACTGCTATGTTTGTTGAAGATGATGATGGTAATTTGATGATTACATTCACATCCGATAAAATGAGTACAAGTGATATCCAAGATAATTCAACATTAGCAAAGCAAAATGAAAATTATGATAATAGTATAGATAAAAATCCAGATTTATCACCCGAACAGAAAGAAAAATCTAAATCTATTGTAAAAAAACATTCTGATAAAATGGCTGATTTAGAAACACAATATGCTAAAGTAACTCAACCAGCTGCTACTGCTATGAAAAAAGATGATGTGGGTAAAGTTATTGAAACTATGTCTACTCAAAAAGATACTAAAGAAAAATTTAATGATGTAAAAACAAGTTTGGATAAAGGTAAGAAAAGCCCATATTATAAACATTTACCAGAAGGATATTCTACACCACCAACAGATGAAGATGTTGCTCAAGCTATAATGAATAGAGTTGAAGCAGATGGTGGAACTGCTGATGATAGAAAAGTAATTCAAAGAACAGCAAAAACTAGAAAAGAATCAATGGGTGACGATGCTCCACTAGAATATGATTTACAGAAAAAAGTAGGGTCTATCAGAGAACAAGTTGTAAAAACTCAAAGACAGATTATAAATGAATTAAATGAAATAGAACCTAGATTGGGTACAGAAATAGAAGCTGAATCCGTTTCTAAGGGATTTCATTTGAAATTAATGGATGATGCTCCATACGAAAAAGGAAAGCCAGATACATTACTTCGTTCAGTTAGAGTAAATATGGGTGGTGTTATAGTCGATGGGAAAATATTAAGACATTGTACTGGTGTTAAAAATACACAAGAATTTAAGAAAAAGATGGAATTGGAAGAAACAGAAGAACTAACATATGATTCTAATAAAAAAGATGCAGATGGTAAACCTCTAGGTAATGTTACTGGAAAGAAAGTATATACTTATGTAACCGATTCTGATGGTGTTAGGAGATCGATAGGATTTAAAACATATAGACCCAAATCTGGAAAAACAGGAAAAACAGATAATACCTTACAATATTCAAAAGAGTTCCAAGATTGTTTAAAGGGTGAAACTGCTAAGAGGAGTTAATTATGAAAACCCAATTACTCTGCACATTCGCAACAAAAGATAAACTTGATGACACGATTGAGAATATTACAGATTCATACACAATAGCATTTAAAAAGATATATGTATTACAGAATGAAGATAAAGTGAATGAGTTAATATGTACATATAATGTAGATTTAGATTCAAAAGTAGATTTTAATGATGTAAAGGGAACAATATCATTACATAGAAAGAAACATTCAAACACACTTTACACAATTAACGCATTAAATGAAGTTATATCAAATTTAAATAATGGTGTTGTGGATAGTAAATTCATTGTACCTTGGGAGAATTTTAAGAACACATTGATGGTTACGAATGCAGATGGATTAAATAAAATTAACACAAGAATTTTTAAAATAATAAAAATAGATTAGTTGTTTTAGGAATTTAGTATATATTTATATATATAAAACATAAACAATAACAAGTATAGGAGAAAATGGTTATGGCTGATAAAAAAACAAAAACACAAGAATTATATTATTTTTATTCAGTAGGATGTGGATTTTGTAAACGAGTAGATCCAATTGTAGATGAATTTATTAAAGAAGGTCATAATATTTTAAAACTTGATTTAGCTGAACCAGACAATCAAGGTTTGAAGAATGAATTACAGAAAAAATATAATAAACAATGTGGAACACCTTGGTTTATAGATCCAGAAACAGGATATCAGGTTTGTGGTTTTAAAGAAAAAGATATTCTTATGAAATGGATAAATGGTGAAGATATTCCGATACCACCTAGACCTAAATCACCACCACCTAAACCACCATTTTACGGAGCATCAGAAAAAGATGAGAATAAGTGGAAAATTGAATATGAGAAGTGGTTGAAAGAAAATTCTCATGTACCGAAATTACAAACAGTTGAAGATATACTTAAAAGGCCAAGACCAAAATCAGATCCACCAAGACCACCTATGCAGAATGCTACAGATGCACAATTTGATGTTTGGGCTAGAGAATATAATAAATGGAAAGATGAAAACTCACATCTACCAAATTTACAACCATCTGATGTAATTATTCAACGAATTAAACAACAACAGATGCAACAACGACCTCAACCACCTCAGGTATCAAAAGATTTAGAAAAGAAGGTTGATGCTATTGAAGATAAACTTAATAGGTTGATAAAACATTTGGGAGTTAAATGAAATTTAAGCCAAAACCTACAACAGATAGAGAGGCTACAGAAAAAGAGTTAAAATGTATTGATAAAACAGAAGAGATGTTAAATAATGAGAGAGAACTCCCATCAACATCTCAAATGATACGGAACATTGCAGTTGACCACTGGCGTTCTTTAAAATCTTGGATTAAAGGTGGTCAGGTGATAGCTTCTCAAGATGAAGCGGGACGAAGATGGGAAATATGTAAACAATGTCCTGAACTTCTTTATGATGAAACGAATCCAGATACAGGAAAGAGGGATGGTAGATGTCCTTTATGTGGATGTTTTATGAATGTTAAAGTTCATTACGCTATTGCAGAATGTCCACTTGGAAAATGGAAGAAAGAATGTGGACATGGATGTGATTGTGGATGTGAGGAAGAGTGTGAAAATTAATTAAAAAAAGACTTGTTTTGTATGTCAAAAATGATATATATTACATAGATAGAAATGGTTATATGATTTAACCATAAACGATAAACGATAAACAATAAAACACAGGAGAAATATCATGGATATTAATGCAATCAAAGCAAAACTAACTAAGTTACAATCAACAACAAGTGACAACTTTTGGAAACCAGAACCTGGAAAACAAGTTGTTCGTGTTATACCTTACAAACATAATAAAGATAATCCATTTATTGAATTATATTTTCATTATAATTTGGGTGATAATAAAACGTACCTCTCACCAGTTTCATTTGGAAGACCAGATCCAGTTGATGAGTTCGCAGCAAAGTTAAAATCAACGGGTAACAAAGATGAATGGATTCAAGGTAAGAGACTTGAACCGAAAATGAGAACTTATGTTCCAATCATAGTTCGTGGTCGTGAAAGTGAAGGTGTAAAGTTTTGGGGATTCGGCAAAACTGTATATCAAGAACTTTTAAGTGTTATTGCTGACCCTGATTATGGTGATATCACAGATCCAATCACAGGTCGTGATATTGGTATTGAACGGCAGACACCAGCTGAAGCAGGTAATCAGTATGGTAAAACAACTGTTCGAGTTAAACCAAACCAAACACCGATTACAGAAGATGCTGAACTTTTGGAAAGCATATTTGAAAATCAACCTGACTTAACTGAATTGTATACTGAACCGACATATGATGAGTTGAAAGAAGCACTTTCTGGTTATTTGAATCCAGAGGTGGATGAGGTGAAGACACCTGATACACCATCAACCACTACTACCACTTCAACAGTTAATAAAGTTGAAGATGCGTTTGACGAGTTATTCAATAGTTAAGAAATAAACGAAATATGTGGTTGTTGAAGACGGGAATAAAACCGCCCGCAGTTTGTAAACATCTGAAACGATGGGAGAAAGGACTTCTCTGGAGAACTTAAAGTGTCACCGGATACAACCACATCATTCATAATAGGAGAAAGTTATGTCAAATAACAGAGATGAATTGGCTAGTGTCATAGCCGATGAACTAAATAAAACTTTCAAACATCAACAAGTTGCTTATTTCTTACAAGATGGTGGTTCTAATCCAACTAAAGTAACGGATTGGATTTCAACTGGTTCAACGATGTTAGATTTGGCAATTGCCAATAAACCGAATGGTGGTGTTGCTGTAGGTAAAATCACAGAGTTAAATGGCTTAGAGGGTAGTGGTAAATCTTTAATTGGTTCTCACTTATTAGCTTCAACACAGAGAAAAGGTGGAATTGCTGTTTACATAGATACAGAATCAGCAGTATCACCTGAATTTCTTGAAGCGATAGGTATAGACACAAAGAATATGTTATATGTTCATTTGGAGACAGCTGAAGAAGTGTTTGAAACAATTGAAACAATTGTTACAAAAATAAGAGAATCAGATAAAGATAAGTTAGTTACAATTCTTGTTGATAGTTTAGCAGCTGCATCTACAAAAGTAGAGATGGATGCTGAGTTTGACAAAGATGGTTGGGCAACTGCTAAAGCTATTATCATATCAAAAGCTATGAGAAAGATTACTCAAATGATTGCACGTCAAAAGATAGCTCTTGTTTTTACAAATCAATTACGACAAAAACTTGGTGTGATGTTTGGAGACCCTTGGACAACGAGTGGTGGTAAAGCTTTACCATTTCATTCATCAACTCGTGTTCGATTCAAGAATACAGGACAAATCAAAGATAGTAGTAAAAAGAATACTATTGGAATTAAAATTAAAGCACAAGTCATCAAGAACCGATTAGGTCCACCGATGAGAACTGCTGAATTTCCATTGTATTTTGATACTGGTATTGATGATTATGGTTCTTGGCTTACAGTAATGAAAGAACATAAGTTACTTAAACAAGCAGGTGCTTGGTATACAATCAATCATGCTAATACAGAAACAGGTGAACTTATCAAAGAATACAAATTTCAATCAAAGGATTTTGAAAACTTATTGTTAGAGAATCCAGATTTGAAAGAGTTTTGTTATCAGAAGATATGTGATGCTTGTATTTTAAAATATGATTCAAAAGAACTTGGTATAGATGATGTAAATGAAGTTGATGAGGTTGTAGATGAACTCTAAAAAAATCAGGTGAAGCGTAAATGGAAAAGAAAGATTTAAACGAAAAGTTTATATCCTTTCTTGACCAAACAAAAAACGAAGAACATAAAACAGTTACAAGATTGAATGATAGGGTGTTGATAGTTGATGGACTCAACACCTTCATTCGAGCGTTTTCAGTTAATCCATCAATTAATGATGATGGAATGCACATTGGTGGGATGATGGGTTTTCTTCGGTCATTACGATATACATCAGACATATTAAAACCTTCAAGGATAATTGTTGTGTTTGATGGTAAGGGTGGTTCGACAAGACGAAGAAAACTATATCCAGAATATAAAGCTACTCGTAAGGTCAAGAAAAGATTAAACAGAAATGTTGATTGGGGAACTGCTCCTCAAGATGAAGAACAGTCGATGATACAACAGATGGGTAGGTTAATTGAATATTTAGAACAATTACCTATTACTCTTATATCAGTTGATAATGTTGAAGCAGATGATGTGATGGCTTATATTTCTCAACAGATACTTGTAGAGAGTGATATATTTTTAATGTCAACTGACAAGGATTTCTTACAACTTGTAGATGACAGAGTTAAAGTTTGGTCACCAACCAAAAAGAAACTATACAATAAAAGAGAAGTTGAAGAAGAATATGGGATACCATCAAGAAACATTTTAACATATAGAATATTAGATGGTGATAAGTCAGATAATATTGCAGGAGTTCAAGGAGCTGGATTGAAAAGTATAATTAAATACATAGAACCAATTATAGAAGACAAAGATTTTAATGTTATGGATTTAATTGATTATGCAAATAGTTCAGATAAAAAAGTAAAACTATTGGAAAATATAAAAAATAATAATAACTTATTAAAGAGAAATTATCTATTGATGCAATTAAATAAAGTAGATATTCCTAGACATATAAAGTTGAAAATACAAGGAGCCATAAATAGAGAAGTTCCACAATTAATAAAACATCGATTTCAGGTTTTATTTTTACAAGATAAATTAAGCAATCAGATAAAGGATTTTGATAGTTGGATTCAAGAATTTACAAGAATTGATAGATTTCGGGGGATTAAAAGGGTTTGACAGATAATTTAAGCACTTTCGGATACACATTTCAGATTAAGATATTATCATCTTTAATGGCTGATACTAATTTCATAGCACAAATCTATGATATATTTGATGAGAGTCATTTTGATAATGATAGTTTGAAATGGATAGCTAAAGAATGTAAATTATATTATAACGAATATAAACAACCAATAACATTAGATGTATTTAAAGTAAAGGTAAGTGAAGTTCATAACGATATTCTGAAAATAACAATCATTGAAACACTTAAAGAAGTAGTTAGATATTCAGAAGCTCCGGATTTAGAATTTATCAAAGACCAAGCACTTAATTTCTTTAAGAATCAGACATTAAAAAATGCTATTATCGAATCAGTTGAGATACTTGAAAACAAAGGTGATTTTGATACCATCAAACAATTAGTTGACAATGCTTTAAGAGCTGGAACTGAAAGAAATATTGGACATGAATATATTGATGATATAGAGGTTAGATATTCAGAGATGGCTCGTAGCACAGTTGAAACACCTTGGGATGTTATGAATGAATTGATACAGGGTGGATTGGCGGGTGGAGAGTTGGGTGTTATTGTAGCACCAGCTGGTATTGGTAAAACTTGGATTCTTTGTGCACTTGCGGCTGGTTCAATGAAACGGGGTTCAAATATTGTTCATTATACATTAGAATTAAATGAAGCGTATGTTGGTTTAAGATACGATAGTGTATTTACAGGGATAGCGAATCAGAATTTAAAATATCACAAAGATGAAGTAAAACAAAAGATTGAAAATATAGAAGGTGAACTTATTGTTAAATATTTTCCAACAAAGACCGCATCAGTAAATACGATATCAGCTCATTTACAGAAACTACGAATGATGGGAAAAGATTTCGATATGGTTGTAGTTGATTATGCTGATATTCTTAAAGATACTAGTAATGCAAAGGAAGTCAGACATGCTCTTGGTAACATATATGAAGATTTGAGGGGATTAGCTGGTGAGTTTGATATTCCAATTTGGACAGCTTCACAAGCAAATCGATGCCACATTTTAACTGATAAAGTAGAAACTGAAAATGGTAAAATAGAAATTGGTAAAATAAAAGAAGGTGATGAAATTTTAACTCATCTTGGATATAAAAAAGTAACTAAAGTTTTTCCAGTTGAGAAACAACCAGTATATAAAGTTAAATTAAAATCAGGAAAAGAGATAACCATTTCAGCCGACCACGATTTACCGATTATGTATGGGAAATTAAAATCAGTATCTACGGGATTAAAAGTTGGTGATAAATTATTTACAAAGAAATAATGTAATCAAAAAATGTAAGGAATTTATAAATGAAAATGCATAACTTAAATCCAGAAGATTTTGTAATGGATGAAATTGTTTCAATTGAATTAGTTGGTGAAGAAGATAC